CCGCCACGGCAAATCGCGCCAGGCTTTTGTCCTGCGCACCACGCACCATCGCTTCAACCACCTCGCGACTGACCGCGCCCACCGTTTCGAACAACTCGGTTGGCACATTCAACTGCTGGGTTTTCTGTCGATTGGAATACGTGACGTAGCCCGCCTCGAACCACGCCGAACTGCCCGGGATCCGCGTGATGGCTTCGGCGATCCCGCCACCGGTACAGGACTCAGCGGTGGTGACGTGGGCATTGAGCAGTTGCAGACGTCGGCCAAGGTCGGCGGCCAGTTGAGTGATCTCTTTCACGGCGTGCTCCGGATCGTGTGGAATGCCTCCACCGTACACGAGCCGGTTGCGCTTTCAATACACAGACTCATTCAAAATGTTCGGGCGCGAGCGCTCTGACATACGCCTGGCAAGCCTGCAGCGCGATCAGTCCACGGTCACCGGTGTCGGTGATGGCGATAATTCGTTGAGCATGCGCCGGGTCAAGTCGGGCGCGTACGGTTGCATGATCCACGTTGCCGGCGCCGGCGGTGGCTGGCACGTTGCAGCCTGGGGCAGCGTCGCTGGCGTCGAGAAGGACTGACAGGCGCACATCAGCAGTGGCAAGACGATCGCGCAGGCGATCCTGATCACGTTGGGCATCGCTCAGCGCTCGGTAATGGGTTTGTTCACTGGCCGCGAGCCGCTGCTCCAACGCCAGACGTTTATCCTGCTCGGCCTGCTGCGCTGCAGCGGCGGTCTGCGTCAGTTGATTGAGGGTTTCGGCGTTTAACCGGGCCTGCTCGGCCAATTGCCGTTCGTAGCGCCACCCCTGAAACTGCCAGGCCGCAGCAAAAGCACCAGCGGCCAGCAATAAGATGCCGATCACTCGCCAGGGGATTGGCATAGCACTGCCCTCGCCCGCGCCCAGATTTCCAGGCGATCCTGCAAGCCGTTCAACCCGCCGTTGATTCGCCGGGTGATGGTGTTGAACTGATCGCGATCGGCCAGTTCATTCAAGCCGTTCTGCTCCCAGAACCATGCCGCGGACTCGGCAGCCCATTGTGGCTGTTCGAGCAGTTCGGGCAGGGACAACAGACGTTCATCACCGAACAGGCCAACGCTGCACTGGCGATAGTTGCTGCGACCAGTGATCTGGATCAGTCCGCGACCACGATACTTCTGCCCGTCGCCATCGGCCTCCGGAGTATTGCCCAGACGTAAAGCCAAAGTGCCGGTGTCGTATTTGCTCAGGTATTGGTTGTTGCCCAGTTCCCGCACATAGCGCAGTTGCCCGGACTCGTGCCCGACCTGCGCGAGGAACGCCGCGACGCGTTTGGGCGAGTCGATATGACGGCGCGCCATCGCGCTGTTGAGTGCAGAAACAAAAACGCCCGCTTGGGAGCGGGCGTTCGGCATGATGTCGATAAGGTTGCTTTCAGTTATTTGCATAATGCTTGATCCTCCCTGGATATTGCCCCCGATTGAATCATGGTTGGCGGCCAATGCCCGTCAGCCATTTTTTTGCCAGAGTTTTCAGGGTGCTGTCCGGTGCAAGTTCTTCGGGCACGTCGAACACCCAACCGAGGGTACCGAAGTGGGCGGTCCAGTCGATTTGCGGTACCGGAGTGATTTCAGTGATGTCGACCCAGAGCAGATCCGGATGAAACATCTCGGCCATATTGCCATCGGTGGAGAACAGCTCGACCACGGTGCTGTTGAAGATGCGTGCGTAGGTTTTCATCAGGCGTACTCGTAGATGATCACGGCGCCCGAGGCACCTGCGCCACCTGGTCTGCCAGGTTGATTGGGGGCGTTGGCGATTCCTCCCGCACCGGAGCCGAAACCGGAACCGGGTGCAGCCAGAGAGCCTGCTGCGCTGCTGCCAAAACCGCCTCCGCCCCATGGCGAGCTGCCACCGTGCCCAGCAAGGGTTGAGCCGTTGACAGATATCCCGGGGGCGCCCGCATTTCCCGCACTATTGACGATGTTGCCGCCACTGGCCGTCTGACCGGGATAGCCTCCGGTATAAAGCCCCATGCCCTGATTCGCGACAAAGCCAATCCACGGCGACCCTCCACCACCGGCAGCAGAAACCAGCGAGCCAAAAGAACTGGTACCACCACCTCCGGCATTCGCCGCTGCGAGTCCCGCGCTTCCGCCAGCCCCCACCGTGACAACCTGACGAGAACCAATAGTCTCGGAAGGTAACCACGCTTCAGCATAACTACCGGAGGCACCGCCGCCCACGGTTGCATACTGGGAAGTTGTGGTCGCCCCGACTCCCGCACTTCCACCACCACCGCCCACAACCTTGACCAGAACGTGCTTCGTCCCGGCTATCGGCTCATAGGTACCGGATACGGTAAACGTCTTTACCCCCAACAACCGGCCGCTCGCAGCACTACCACCGCTCGCATACACCAGCACCCAACTGTCCAGCGCCGCGCTATACACCACCGAACACACACTGCTGCCGACAATCTCCGCTGGCCGCAACGCACTCAGCCCAAGGCTCAATAGCGGCCGGGGCATCAACCCGTTCGGTGCAAACGTACTCGCCCCGGTATTGGCATTACCGGCAGTAAAGCGCAGCGCCAATCCGTCCTTCAGTGCGGTGACGGCAGGCACATAATTGGCCATGTAGAGATTGGCCGCGCCGATGTCAGTAGCATGTTTGTCTTCACCTGCCTGACTGAGTTTTTTCATCGCTTGCAACAACTGGGTTGCATCGGCTTCGCTCGGCTCAAGGCCGGCGGATTTGACGACGTTCAACAATTCATCGGTAACGCTGTTGCCCCAGGTCGCAGGGATCAACGATCCGGGCAATCCCGCGACGACGTCTTCATTGACGAATTTGCCATTCACCAGCCCGACGCTGGGAACGCTTTTTGGATAGTCCACGTTAGTTCCTCAACTGCCTGTCCGAAGCAAGCCTTCCAGCCAGTCAGGCTCAACTGGTCGGGAAGGTAAACTCGGAAAGTCCGGATCATTCGGCCAATCGCGCAGTGCCTGCCGATACGCCAATAGTTGTTTGAATTCCTCGGAGCGCAAAGTCGTGCCCTCGCCCACTTCCAGTTCTTCGGCATCACGAAACACCAGCCACTGGGTGTTCTGCAGAACGTAGTTGCGCCATGCGCGCTCGTGGCTGGCAAGCGTTGCAGGAGAAATGACGGGGTCGATCAAAACGGGCTGACCACTGGCACTGGCACTGATGACTTTGCCGCTTGCCTGCCCGGCGAACAGTTCGGCGTATTGCGCCTTGGTGATTTCTACTGCACCTTCAGGTAAGTCCGCGCCGGCTTCTTCGATATGATCGAATCCAAGCGTCTGAGCAAAAAAGTAAATAGCCATGGTTATCTCCCCCAAACCAATACTCGACCCGAAATTCCCGGCGACACTTTCACACCATTGCTATCAATGCTCCTGACCCGCGCAAAAGCCACCGTAGTAGTCGAATTTCCCAAATCGAACCCCCAAACGCTGGTATTCGCGGTAGACCAGCCGATCGGGTTACCTTCATTGGCGATACCCCCCAACACGACGTTAGGAAACCTGATAGGCAACGTTACCCTCATCTCACCGTTTGCATCCGAAGATCCCAACACCCACTGGACGATCAGGCCACTGGGGAGCTTTTGATAACCCGCCGTCTCGAATTGCGCAGCGTACGAGGAGGAATATTTGAGGCTGGCAGTGCCATAAACCACCCACACTCCAGACTCTCTGACAAAGTTCGCACTCTCACCATTGTTCAAAACGATCCACGCCAGATACGCCCCTTGCGGACTGATTTGCGTGCCGGTTTTACTGGCCACCGTGACGGGCGCACTGTTACGGCAATGCAGGCTGATCGTGACGCCGTTCGGCACCGCAGCGGCATCCGGCAGCGTAACGGTGTACGCCGCGTTGCCGCCCAGACCGATCGAGCAGCCGACATCTGCCTGAGTCAATTGGGTGGCGGTGGATATACTGCGAGTACTGGCATAACTGCCCAGCGCCCGTTGCACAAACTCGGACGTTGCTGCCGAGCGCCCAACATCAAACTGCGGCGCGGTCATGAACAATGCCGGGCTGCGCAACGCCGCCAACAACTGATTATTCGACACCTCGTTCGGCGTCATGCCCGCCGCCTGAATGACGTTGAGAATTTCTTGCGTGACGCTGTTGCCCCACGTCGCCGGGATCAGCGAACCGGGTTTTCCGGTAACCGGGTCCTCGTCGACAAACTGGCCATTGACCAGCCCGACACTGGGCACACTCTTGGGATAGTCCAAGGCTTATCTCCTTAATCTGAAAAATTTTTGGCGCGGGTCTCAGCCAATGGGTGCGGCTAACCACGCGGGGACCGAAGGCCGGGAAACTATCGAAGGAAACTGGCTTGAATCAGGCCAGTCGCGCAGTGCCTGACGGTATTCCAGCAACTCCAGATACTGCGCGGCCTTGAGCGTCGTCCCACACCCCAGCGCCTGCTCGTCGCGATGCCGCGTCACCCACCACTCTGTGGCCGACAGGCTGGACTGACGCCAAGTGCGCGCTGCTGCCAAAGGTTCCTGTTCTTCGACGATGGCTTCGGTGGAAACGACCGGATTGTCGACTATCGGCAACGGCGCAATCTCTTGGCGCAGTTCGCCAACGGGCGCGCCGATCTCGATCTGCTTGCCCTCCGGCACCTGCACCATCGTCTCGATGAAAGCGGGGGCAAACAGTTGGGTAATCGAGTAGCCGCCCGTATCGATCAGTTCGACCGCAACACCGTTTTCCACTCGTGCATAACGGGCCATTACTCGTACTCCCAGATTTCACAGAAGGCATTGCCGCCAGCACCGCTGACGACTGAAGCCGAAGGGTTGACCGAGCATGAACCGCTGCCACCAGAGCCACGGCTTCCAGCATTGCCAACCGTATTAGAGCCGGTGAAAGAAGCCCCGCCGTCGAACGGACTCGCAGCCCCACAACCCGAGAGCAGTCCCCAATTGGCGTTACTCATCCCGAATCCTCCGGTGATGCCACGGGCGCTGCAAAGATTGCCCCCGGTGATCGTCCCGCCCACTCCGCCCTGAATGAATCCAGACGATGTAGCCGAAGTCACGATCGCAAGTTTTTGCCCACCACCTCCCCCCGAAACGCTCATGTAGGCGCCGAAAGAAGCGCCACCGCCCGCCATGCCTGTGGAGTTGCTGATTGCACCACCGGCGCCCAGCGAAACGGGTACGCCAGCGAGCATTTGTGCGGTGACGTCATACAGGCTTTCCGCGTAAGCACCGGAGCCACCACCGCCACCAAGAATTTGGTTACCTGCCGGCACAGGCTCACACCCGCCTCCCGAGCCACCCGCCCCCACCAACCTCACACGAATGCGTTTGGCCTTGGGATTGGGCTTGTAAACTGTGATCCCGACCGTCTCGATCTGCCGGACCGCCAGCAGTCGTCCCACCGCATCGATGATGCCGTAGCCACTCAAAGTCGTCGGGGTGTTTCTCAATTTGGTGAAATCGACCATGGCTCCGATGGCCGTTGCCAATTGGTCGGTTTTGGCTTCATCAGGCGTCACCCCGGCCGCCTTGATCGCGTTGAGAATTTCTTGCGTGACGCTGTTGCCCCACGCAGCGGGAATCAACGATCCCGGTGTTCCGGCGAGCGGGTTTTCATCGACAAAGCCGCCGTTGACCAGCCCCACGCCGGGGATACTTTTTGGATAATCCATTGCACTGCTCCCTGTGCTGAATTCAGTTGGCTAAGGATGTGCCGGGTGCGATCGGCCAGGTAATTTCATCGGGGAAACCGGCCTGTTTTTCGATGCGGTTCAGCTCGACGCTGTAGAGCTTCCATTCGATCAGCAGCAGTTGTTC